CTTCTTCAGATTCTATAACGTAGCGTTCACGCTTGATATCAGTAATCTTAGGTTGAAACTCGTCGATAGCTTTCTTGGTCTTCTCAATAGTTTCATTCAGCTGATCAACTATACTTTTGGTCTCTTCATAGGCAAGTTTCTCCTCTTCAATATCCAAAGTTTCATCTCCAACAAGGAACACATGGCTACATTTAGGACACTTCACTGACCCCTTAATATTACGATCAATTTCTTGTAAGATAGTAGAAGTTTCATTGAAATTGCTCTTCAATGATTCCAACCCTTTCTCTGTGTTTTCTTTGGATTCTCTTACAACCTGTAATTTCTGATCTACATCAAAATAACGCTGGGCAAATTCATCCTTAGAATTTAGGGCATTTAATTTACGGTTGGCTTCTTGAAGTTCTTCTGATTTCTGTTTCAGAGAATCGTTATGAACTCTTATCTTGCCATCTTCTAACCCTATTTGGGTTTGATAATGGATAATCTCATCTCCCTTATCAATTATGATTTGATCTATTTCAGCTAACCTTTTCTCAACCAATTCTTTCTTGTCCGCTTTTCGTTCTGCTTCCAAGTTTAGTTTATGAGCTTCCAAACTGCCATACAACCGCTCCTTGGTATTATTAATACCTACCAATGATTTAGTGAGTTCATCAGCCTGATCCATTATATCCTTGTCAATACCTTCAATTATGGATGAGTTACTAAAACGGCCTATTAATTGGATTAGCTGAGCATTAGATGCTGCAAAGAAACTTGTATACTTGAATTTGGATAGCAAGAAGAAATTTTGGATGTCTTCTTTAGTGATACCGATCCATTCGATTATGTATTTATCGATAGCAGCAACCATATTGTCACCATATGCATGTTTCACTGCACCATTGATTGTCAATTGAGAACGTCCACCATTCTTAATGCTGATTTCACGTTCTATCAACAAAGTTTCTTTACGGATAGGGCAAGTAATTTCCAATTCTATATGAGCATCGTCAGTTTGATACCATCTTACCAAGTTAGCATCAGTAACCTTTTTACTAGTAGCATGTAGAATAGCATACTCTATTATAATAGGTATCCCAGATTTACCTGAACCGTTACTCTCTTGTCCTCTATCAGTCTTATTATCCCCAACTAATAAAGTAGGTACACCATTAACGAAAGTGTACTCGATATCCTCGAAGGAAAGAAAATTACGTGCCTTTAAATATGTTAGTTCCATCGAAATTATTTTAGCTTCTTACTAATTATCAATTGCAATTCTTCAAGCAAGTCAGGATTATCTACCAACAATGATTTCACACCCTCGGCTCCTTGACCTAATTTAGAACCATCGTAACTGTACCATGAACCGCTTTTCTGTATCACCCCTAAATCAACTCCAAGGGTAATGATTTCAGCTATACGGTCGATACCATGACCATAGACCAAATTGAAAATTGCAGTACGGAAAGGTGGAGCCACTTTATTCTTAATTACCTTTACCTTTACAGTATTGGAAATTGATTCTTCACCATCCTTATTAATAGTTACCTTCCGGATATCTAACCGTTGTGAGGCATAGAATTTTAGGGCATTCCCTCCGGTAGTAGTCTCCGGATTACCAAACATCACCCCGATTTTCTCTCTCAACTGATTGATAAATATAACCAAAGTATCAGTCTTACTTACACTTCCGGTTATCTTGCGTAATGCCTGTGACATTAACCTTGCTTGCAACCCCATCTTGCTATCACCCATCTCTCCCTCCAACTCTGCCTTAGGTGTAAGTGCTGCAACTGAGTCTATAACTACGATGTCTAATTTACCGGTCTTAATGAGCATTTCAGCTATTTCTAATGCTTCCTCACCACTCGAGGGTTGGGAGAATAGGAATGCTTCTTTTGACAAATCAACTCCTAATGCCTCAGCATATTTAGGATCAAATGCATGTTCACTGTCGATATATGCAACTACTCCTCCGGCTTTATGTGCTTCGGCTATAGCATGCAAGGCTAAGGTACTTTTACCGGATGATTCTGGCCCATAGATTTCAATGATACGGCCTTTGGGATAACCTCCACCCAAGGCTTGATCTAATCCTAATGAACCTGACCGTATAAATTCTACATCAGGGATATTCTCCTCGAAATTGGCTACACTTCCCTTACCGAATTTCTTGTTTATTGCATCAATCGCATTTATGATAGCTTGATTAGTCTCTGCCATTAGCTCAGTTTTTTAGTTAGGTATGTTAATCCTTGTTCAAAGTCTTTTTCTTTCTCGTCACAAAATTCTGAAAACTCGGTGACTATACTTGTCTTAGTGTATTCCTTTATTTCAGAATCTGCATATTGAATAGTGTCCTCAATCTCCTTCACTTTTACCACTACGTCGATACCTAGTGAAATAATTTCCTGTTTGTTCAGGCTCTTAACCTTGTCAGACGTGCCACGTATTTCAAACCGTATATTCTTATTGACGGTTGAATAAGCACGTGTAAGGTCTTCTAATTCCTTTTTAGACACCTTATCAAAGTCAACCACCACTTTCTCATACTCTCTAAATGTGGATTTAACCAAATCAAAAGTGCAATCGTCATAAAAGACTGTGAATCCCTTTTCTGCATTTTCACCAAAATTATTCTGCTGTAAAGATGGTATATGAAATACATTCTTGCCTACTTGTTGTTGGTCATGATAATGCCCTAATAATACTAAATCAAATTTAGCGAAATCAGTTACTGATATTCCAGCTTCAACTAGGGAACCATCATTATTACGGGAGCCATTAACTGCAATATGTGAAAGTAATACATGTTTGTTTCCATCCCCAAGTGATGGCTCTATATATTCCATTGCTTCCTGAAATAAACCCATCCAAGTACCATGCTTCATATAGGGGAGGAAATGGAAATTGACACCATTTATTGGGATACCTCCCCCTTTAGGGATATAGGTAAATCCTGGATAATGTTTAAATGTATCTATGAAACTTTCGAACCCAGAATAATTCTGTTTATCATGGTTTCCAGGGATAGCAACTAATTTTATCTTATATGAATGAAAAATTTCAAGTATCTCCCCAAATGCAACAAGGGTAGATACCTTCTGTCCATTACGATGATCAAATATGTCACCTAAGCAAAAATTAATATTCAAACCTAGAGATTTAGTCAACTCACATTGTTCAGTGACAAGTGCTTTGATTTGATCAATGTTATCTTCCCTCAAATGCCAATCTGTAGAAATTACTACTATCGGTTCCTTCTGTTTACTCATGCCAAAATAAGTTTAATGAGGGGATTTCTCCCCTCATTAGTTATACGAAATTTATGATTTACTAGCTCCACGTCTGCTGCGCAACATATCAATTTGCTTTTGCAATTCTGGATCAATCTCGGTTGCAGCTACTACAGGCTCTTTAGGAGTTTCAGTTACCTTCTTCTCTTCTTGTTTAGGAGTTTCAGCTACCTTTTCAGGCTCAGGTGCTTCACCTTGAGTACTACCTTCTAATGCTTCAAAAGGCAATTCCTCATCGATAAGAGTCAAATTGTACCAAGCCACGAGTGTTTGTGGATCTAATTCAGGAAGTGACTTTCCAGCATAGTTTTCATCAATATAAGCACGTAACGCACGTTTCATAGCCAAAGGTGGTACGGCATCCTTTGCTGCTTCTGCAGGTTTGTCAAATGATGTATTAGGAACCATTCCTTTAGGCTGTTCTTCCTTCGGTTGCGGAACTTTAGATTCAGTTTTAGCAGGGGCAGTTTCCTGTGCGGGAGTTTCTTTAGCTTCACCATCTTTAGCTTCCCATGCCGGAACTTTAGATTTCAAAGCTGCAAGATCATCCAAGAAATCTTGATCGTTATCAAATATACCGTATTTGTTAGCTTTGTCAAACCTCTGCAACCCATCTACTGCCATGTTGAAATCACGCATGGTGTATACGTTCTTATACAAGTCAGCAAGGCTTTCTTTCTCCATGAAATCAATCAGCTGTTCATCAGTTACACGGTGACGATCAAAGAATTGATCCCATGTTTCACGTTTGGATTCTGAAGGCATATCACAGCCGATAATGTATTCAAATCCACCCTTTTCTTTTTTCTGTTTGGTGATAATTAATGGATACCCGTCATCCAACTTGGTGAAGATATCAGGTACGATCTCTTTGTTATCGTCGTTCCTATTTATGGACACTTTCTTCATGTCCTCCAACATTCCTGGATACAACTGTTCACGTCCTAATACACCTTTTTCATCCCAGCAATAGCAAACATAGTCAATGGTAGGCTTAATCCCCCAATTCCATTTAGTATCTTTACCTCTCCATCCGGTAATAGGTGCTAAAAAACTTGCTCTTTCTTTCTGATCCTTGTATTTATCATCAGCTAATTTCTTAACTGCATCAATATACATTACAATAGGATCTTCGGTAAGAATAGTGGAGTGTTGAGTGGCTATGAAAATTTGCTTTTTCTTAACCTCTTTTTTGCCGGTTGGATTTCCTTCGCCATCATATTCCGGAACTTCACATTCCAAAGAGACAGTGCTCTTGGCACGATATGCAGGTTCCCCAAGGTGATGTGCAGGTGCTATCCTACGAAAATTACGCCCTTCCACAATCGTGTGGAATCCAGGCCTGTTTGAAAAGTCATTTGAAACTGGTAATGCAGCTGCTGCACGTGTTTCTTCATCTTTGATGGATGCAAGGGTTGCCCCCTTAAATTGGTTACGGTCTACCGTACTCATGTTAATTAGATTTAGTTGTTAATAATTGGTTATTTATCCCACTCTGAGAGTCCTTCATTAAGTGCTTCTGTTATGAGTATATTAGGATCTGATTTTAATGCTTTGAATGCATCATGTAGAATTTCAATACAAAGAGGATGTTTGACTATGTATTCTAACATCTCTATTTCTTTTCGCTCGTCCATGTGTCTCTTGGTTTTTTGATCATTATAGCATTTACTGTGCCTTCAATTAGTTCTTCATAAAATTCTTTTGGGGTCACCCCATTTACTAGTACTGATAGTTTAGTATCTTTACTCTTGATACTCCAATATAGGGAGTCCAAAAATGATAAATTCTTCTGTGCTTCAATTATGCCTTTCCTACGGTTCTGAACAACTATGTCTAACGATATAGCCATTACTAATGAATCTTCAGTCAGCTTTATACTAATATCAGACTGACCATCTTTTATAGTGAATTTACCGGCATTAGTGTTAGCCTCCCTGCGGATAATCTTACTACGCTCAGCTATGTAAATATCACATTCAAGTTTCTTTGTAGCCAATGATGCTTCGGCTTCTGCTTTCAAAATACCTACCCTGTTCATTAGGGCAGACACGGTAACAGCCTCACCAAATAAGTTACTGTAATCTATTGTAGTTAATTGGTCAATATCAATGATGTCATCGAAATCACCAAAACTTAATACTACAGTCTTATCTAAAAAGGGTAAAACAACTTTAGGCATAAATTTGATTTAAGAGTGTAAAATTAATAAAAATAGTAATACGAGTAACTGATTTAGTATTATTTATAATGATTTTACTTAAGAATTGCTATTTCGCTGTCACTCCACACTTTCATGGTATTGCACTTCTTATAATCCTCGTACTTTACCATACCTGAAAGTATAATTAGTGATCCTTCCGTCCCGACAAACTGTACACCTGAGTCAGTTAGTAATTTGTATTGATCAGGGAAAATAGTAACATTCAAAGGTTCACTGTTACTGTCCAAGCGAATAGCACAGTATTTACCTTTCTTACTTGATTCCCTTTCTATTACTTCTAACACATACCCTCCGGTAGCATAATAATCCTTACCTAAATCATTACTTTGAAAATCATCCTGAGGTAAATACCTGAAATCACATTTCAAATAGGTATTGCAAAGGTCTTCATAATCAAAGAATGCTATACTACTCAACCTACGCTGTTGTAAATCCCACCAGTACGGTTGGTATATAGAATCACCGGCTTCTTTCAGTATATCTTTACCGGCTTCTATCTTCACCTTCTTCTCTGTTCTGTAAAAATCAATCAACCGCTTCCGGCTCACTGAACTTTCTATGTTTTCAATCTTATCGAATGCCCCTGAAAATATAAGATTCTCTATAACACTCTTATTGACTTTACTTCCGGTAAAACTATGCCGTGACAAAAATTCATCAAAACTAAAGTAATTACCATTAGCTTCTCGGTCTTTCATTATCTGGTCAGCC